AAAACTGTTTCTCCAATAAATGCTGTTAGATTTCAAATGTCTAGTGGCAACATAGATAGTGGAACAATCAAAATGTATGGAGTTAAATAATGGATAAAGGAGTTTTCTCATGGGTTTAATTAGTAATGGTTCAACAATATTCGACAATGGTTCAATGGCATCTGGCTTTGGTAGTAGCATGGTGTTTATTAAAAAGCTAACAGCTAGTTCATCTGCTACTTTATCTTTTGTTGATGGCTCTGATGGTGTGGTGCTAGATGATACTTATAAGGAGTATGTATTTACTTTTAATAACATACACCCAGCTACTGATGGTTCTCAATTTCAAATAAATTTTAGAGATGGAGACACAGATTATGATGCTGTTAAAACTACAACTTTTTTTCAAGCATATCATCAAGAAAGTGGTGGTAGTGCTGGATTACAATATGCAACAGCTTTAGATTTAGCACAATCAACATCTTTTCAAAATATAACAGGAAGTTTAGGTAATCAGAATGATGAATGTGGTAGTGGAATAGTTGAACTATTTAATCCATCAAGCACAACTTTTGTTAAACACTTTATAACAAGAGAAAATGGTCAACAATATAATGAACAATCAGTTAGTGTTTTTACAGCTGGTTATTGTAATACAACATCTGCTATTGATGGCGTACAATTCAAAATGAGTTCTGGCAACATAGATGCTGGAGATATTTGCCTTTATGGTATTGCTTAGAATTTCAATGCTGAAAAGCATTGCTTAACAATTAACAATGGAGTATAAAAAGATATGACAAGACATCACAATATAAATGGGAACATAGTTCCTTTTACAGCAGAAGAAGAAGCAGCAAGAGATGCTGAAGAATTAGCTTATGCTAATGGTTCATTTGATAGAGCAATGGCAGATTTAAGACAAAAAAGAAATCGTCTTTTAACTGCTACAGATTATCTTGCATTATCTGACAATACACTTTCTGCTGATATGACAACTTATAGACAAGCATTAAGAGATATTACAAATAATCTAACAACATTAGAACAAATACAAGCAGTAGAATTTCCAACTAAACCATAAGGAGTTTAGATGATTAAATTTCTGAATGTTGTAAAACATTGGAAGAATAACATATGGAAGAAATTAAGCAGCGAATTAAAGAACATGAAGGGTTTAGGGATACTGTCTATTCCGATAGCTTGGGTTTTTCTACTATTGGTTATGGTCATCTTCTATTACCCTCTGATAATTTTGTTGAGGGTGTTGCTTATCCTAAAGAAGTTCTTGAAGAAGTTTTTGATAATGATTTTAAAATAGCAGTAGATTCAGCTAGAGAATTATTAAGAGGAATAGAACATAATCATATTGTATTTGGTGTAATTGTTGAAATGTGTTTTCAATTAGGCAAACCACGAGTTATGAAATTCAAAAAGATGTGGGAAGCATTAAGAGAAAAAAACTATTTAAAAGCTAGTGAAGAAATGATAGACAGTAATTGGCACAAACAAACCACAAAAAGATGTGAGAGTTTGGCTAGTACAATGAGAAACGCAAACAAATAGGAGAATATTATGCCAATGGGAAAAGGAACTTACGGAAGTAAAAAAGGTCGTCCACCTAAAAAGAAATCTAAAATGATGACTAAAAAGAAGAAGAAAAAGTAATGAACGGATATACAACAACAAAAACTTTAAGTGAGTTTATTAATAAACGACCAATGAAGAAAAAGAAGAAGAAGAAAAAAGGTAAAAAGAAATGAGTTTTAATCACTTAACAAATCAACCATTAGGTTTAGCAGTACAAAAAGGTTTAATTAATAATCATAATGCACAAGGTATCTTTGGTTATAATTCATCTGTATCATCTACATTTGAAACTATCTCATCAGTTGATGGTTTATATTCATATCCAACAGCATCTTCTACTGCTGTAGCAACATCATCTAACACAGCATCAGATAATACAGGAACAATTTTAGTTTCTGGTTTAGATGAAAACTATGACCAAGTTTCAGAGACTTTAATAATCGGTGGTGGTGCTGGTTCAACTTCTTTTATTAGAGTATTTACTGCAAGAATGATTACTGCAAATACAGGAGATTCTAATGTTGGAAATATTACAGTTACAGTAGATTCAAAAACTGTTGCTTACATTCCAGCAACTTATGGTTCTTCACTTTCTGCAAATTATACTATTCCTAGAAATTACAGAGGCTTTATTATGTCAGCTTATGCTGGAGTATCTAAGCAAAAAGAATTAGAAGCTAAAATTATGACTAAACAAATATCTAATGGTAATGTTTGGAACACAGTAGGTTATCAAACTACTTTTGCTATTCCTGTTTATCAAGAGTTTGTTGTACCAATAGAGATCGCTGAAAAAAGTGATATTGAAATGAGAGCAAAAACTGATGCTACAACATCAGTATCTGGTGGATTTACATTAATCCTAGAGAAAGTAGTTCAAAGCTAATGACTAAAAGACCAAAAAATACTTCTGAACATTTAATAAGTATCTATGGTCATATAGAAGGTCTAAAAAAATCAATTACAAATTTGAAGTCAAATCATATTTTTCATTTGCATCAAGATGTAGAAAAGATAAACGATAAATTTGATAAACTTTTATTTTGGATAGTTGGTGGAGTTGGTGCTGTAGCTTTAGTGTTTATAACGCAAGTGCTTTACTTTCTATCTAAATAATATACAACAAATACTTGTATGAAGAATAAACGAATCCTTGTTATATCCGATATGCACATTCCTTATCATCATAAGGACTCAATCAAATTTTTAAAAGAAATCAAAAAAGAATTTAAGCCAGATAGAATTGTTAATATCGGTGACTCAATCGATTTTCACAATATATCTATGCACGACTCTAACCCAGACTTACCTAGTGCTGGAGATGAACTTAATTTAACAAGAAAATATATTAAAGAATTAGAGGGTATATTTCCAGATGTTACAGAAGTAGATAGTAACCATTCTAGTTTAGTATTTAGACGAGCATTAAAGTTTGGAATGAGCAAACAATTTATTAAATCTTATGGAGATTTCTTAGGAACTAAAAAGTGGAAGTGGGTAGATAATTTAACCTTAACTATGTCTAATGGCCAGAGATGTTTTTTTACTCATGGTATGAGTGCTGATATATTAAAAACAAGCCAAGCTATGGGAATGAGTGCTGTGCAAGGACACTACCATACTAAATTTGTAATCTCTTGGTGGGCTAACCCAGATAACCTATTCTTTGGAATGAACGTAGGTTGTTTAACAGATCAAAAATCAATGGCATTTGAATATGCTAAAAATTTTAGAACTAGATTCATACTTGGTTGTGGAATTATCCTAGATGGTATTCCTAGACTACTTCCTATGGTTTTAGATAAAAAAGGGGATTGGATAGGTAAAATTGTCTAGTTTAAAGCCTCATAGAGCCATTTTAAAGGCTACTGATAAGCAAATAGGTGGTAAGCACTATAAGGAGTATAAAATCCAACCTATTGAGTTTATAGTCGCAAATAAACTTGATTTCATACAAGGTAATATTATAAAATACGCACTCCGAAATAAAGACGGAGAAAACCCTGATGAGAAATGGAATAAGATTATTCATTATTGCGAATTAGCAAAAGAATTATTGAAAAATAAAAAATAAGGAATATTAGGAGTGAATGAACTTCACTTATTTAATTTATTCTTTTCTTGTGCTATATTGGACAACATTATTAATTTTAACAAGTAATACTTATTTATGATCTGGTTTAAACTATTATCTAATCCATTAACAAAGATTATTGCAAATAAAACTATTGGTGCAATTACTCATAAATTAGAAAAAGATAAAATTATTAAAGCCAAAGAAATAGAGGCAATAAAGACTATATCTGTTGAACAAATAAAACAACAGGAAAATTCTTTTAAAGATGAGTGGTTAGTTATATTTTTTACATTATTAATGGCTTTTCATTTTATACCTTATACCCAAGATACTATGCAAAGAGGTTGGGAAATACTAGAATATGCTGACCCAATGTTCTGGTATATTATACTTACAATAGTTGGTGCGTCTTTT